CGGGAACTACCCGCAACAATAAAGGTCTCCGATGGCACTATAACCGATTGCAAAGCGTTTGTAGCTGCTCAACTGATAAGGCTGGAATCTTCATCGGCGGCGATCAGAAATGCGTCTGTATGGCTGCTGGAAGATCTGCACGATTGTTTGGAGAAAAAGTAATACAATATAAAAACTTACAATAATGAAAAGAATAATTGCGATAATCATAACCTTGTCGATCATTGTTTCTTTTAATTATCCGAAAAAGGAGAGGTATTTTTTTGTTGCGTGGGAGAGTGCAGGCGAGTATGGTTCGCAAAGCGTCACATCGAAAGACGGCAGCTTTATAAATTACCAGGAGACAATTGATTATCTTCAAAAAGATAGCGCGGTCATTATTGGAATTTATGAGTTCAAAAGCAAATCCGAAATGGAATATTTCTGGAAAAAAAAGTAAATTTGCAATATGAAAGACTTCAATACGCTTTGTAAAATTGCCGAAAAGCATATACCGGGTGCGCATTTAAAGATGGTTGAAATGGAGACTCCGGAAGAAATGCAGATAGGCAATGTTTTGTCTGTAACGCAGACAGCATATATTGAATTTCATAATCGTGAAACCATTGTTGCTGAAAATAAAGGCGACGGCTTTGTACCCGAAATTCCTTTTTATAAAAAGGAGCACCAAGATATCGTTACCGAAATGCTTTATTGATATTAAAAAAGCATTATATTGGTGTCTGAAAGTTTTAACAGCAGGGAAAACGGCTAACCTGGGGGAGACCCCGGGTTTTTTGTTGTTCTACCGGTGAAACGCAGGGATTAACAAAAAAACGGTTCGATAATTGATGTTTATGTATTATTTTGCGGAAGAATCCCCTGACTTTGGTGCAATATCACAGTGAATAACCCGTTAAAATACTCTAACATAATAACTTACAAAAATGGGAATGACCACTCCAAAAGAGCGTCCTTCACTTTCATTTAAGATCATACTGGTCCAGGACGAAAAAGAAGGATTTACCGCATTCTTCGCTCAGTTCCCCGAAGTGATAGCTGAAGGTAGAACTGAACAAGAGGCTCAATTCAATCTTATTAATGCACTACAGGTTGTCCTCGACTATGAGGCTTCCACAACCCTTATTCCACCTCCAAACGGTTCCATCCAAGAAAGAGACGTAAACTTTGAAATTGCATGAATCGGCTTGACCTGTCTGACTGGCTTAGGGCGCACGGATGTGTAATTGATGTCGCTCATCAAAGAGATACAAGGGTGCTGGTTTTCATCAACCAGCAAAACGGCAAAAGAGCCTATCTGGATTCTCCCATAGACGAAACGCCAGTCAAGGCATATACAGCATGCGCAATATGT